ACGCTATGATTGTTGAGGGTGAGGCAGTCTTTAACGAAGAAATAGCGGTTATTACCGGCTCTCCTTATACCAATGCTAATAAAGAATTAAAAGCTGAGTATGAAGAAAGAGGTTTAACGGTTATTAAAGAGGCAGAGCTGAACGCTATCAAAGGTATGAAACAAAACCTTATTGATGAAGGCGTTATGTATATAGAGGCAGAGGGTAGATTAGCAGAGGCTAGTTTCTACTGGTATGAAGGAGAGATACTTTGTAAGTGTCGTCCGGACGTGCTATGTCCGCCAATTCAAAAGCCTCATGCAGAGAATGCTATTGTTGCGGTTGATTATAAAACTACGCAGAGCTGTCATCCTAAAGAGTTTGTTGGCTCTGTTAGAAAATATGGCTACGACATGCAAGCAGCCTGGTATCGTAGAGGCCTAGAGAAAGCTGGCTTTAAAGTCAAGGAGTTTGTATTTGTAGCGCAAGAAAAGGTGCATCCTTTTGCATCTAAAGTCTTTCGTATGCAAGAAGAACATATGAACAGAGGTTGGGAGATAATGGAACAATACTTAGAGGATTATAAAAATTATGAAAAAGGTGGTCATTTAAGTATCTATAACAGCCCCAATATAGTAGATTTAGAACTGTGATTGATTATAAGTTTAAAGAAGACGAAATATTAACAGCGATCAAAGACTATATAGACCAAACTTATACCCAACATTACGCTAACGGCAAGTACCAAGCTACTGACATGATTATTGATAGTGGTCATGGAGAAGGTTTTGCGGTTGGCAATATAATGAAGTACGCTATGAGGTTCGGCAAAAAGAACGGCAAAGAGAATGCCGATCTAATGAAAATCATTCACTATGCAATAATAGCTTTGTATGTTAATGGATATAAAAAGGATAATTAAAATGTTTGACAGATTCGATAAGTACCTCTGCTACTATGTATCAGAAAATGGAATGCGAGTAGCTTTGCTCAATGCGCCTGATGAGGATACTGCAAAATTTTTTGTCCAATTAAAGTCTATGGAAGAAGATGAAGTTTTTGTTCCAGCTGAAATCATAGATATCTGCAAGCATGACCCCAGTCATCATATCAGTTTAACCATTCATTAATTCATTCAGAAAAGGCTAGGTGAGTCCCACCTAGAGTGTGTAGAGGGGGAAAGGAAGGACTCTTTTTCGGCACCCTAGCGTACCAATTAACTACAAGCTAGGCTTAGCTGGCTTGCTTTCTTCGTTGACCCAAGATGGAGTTTCCTCAGATACTTGCGCAACTTTAGGTTTCTCCGTATGGTCAACTGCTTTAAACCCAGTAATATTATTCCTATCTGGATATTCTGGATTATCGCTTTTCTCAATACCAAAGGTTGAGATAACTTTTAGGCCTACTAACTCGCCTGCATTTGCTGGCGGATTTTTTTCTAGACCAAGAGCTTTCAATAGTTTTGAGAACTGCCTAGATGCAATCTCTCTAACCATTTCTTGTTTCTCCTGGTCGGAGTTAGTGTACCAAAGGTTAAAATTGTTTCTAGCAATCCAACCTTTGTATTTATCACCTGCGACAGTTACCTCAAGCTTGAGATAAGAATTGCCTGCTTGAGAAACAGTTTTCTCGCAAGTCTTAATCTCAGTTAAGTAATCGCCTTCGGGGATAAAGGTGTTATCGTTTTCGTTAGTATCGAAATCAAACTTGACATCTGCAAAATCGCTCATATTAGCCTCCTGTATTAAAACCAAGTTTATTAATAACATGCGTTAAGTTAGGCTCTTCAAAAGTGTCCAACTTACCGCTCCTATCTTTGGCAGTGTAATTCGCGCCAAGGGTTGTCTGTAACCAACGATTGGTTACTTTTTTACCTTCCTCGTTTTCTTCTTCAAAGACTCTTAATACAAGAACCTCATCAAAGAAGTAAGGAATTTGAACCGGTAGTTTTGCACCAACCATCATAGGCTGATAAGTAAACATACCAGTTTGCTCATCACGTATTTTGTCTTCTTTAGCGACAAAGATAACGTGAATTTTAAGATCCCTAAACCTACGCATAGTTTTGGTCATAATTTCTATAACCTCACCATATGCACGTCTTGGGTCTTTGCTTTTTTGCTTTTCTGATGCAAGCAAAATTTCGGACATTTCTGTCACGCTGTCTAGGCAAACGGTGTCGTAATCAAGTTGACCTGACTCAAGTAACTGAGCGATCTCCTCGATTTCGTGCGCCTCTTTAACCTCAATAGCGGTGACGTTATCTTTATCTTTAATAGATAAAAGACCGGCCTCCATACTGATGATTAAAGTTTTGCCAGGGGCAGTTGCGCAGGTAGTCGTTTTACCTGCTCCCGATGCACCGTAGATTAAAAGCTTTGCGCCTTGTTGTTCTACTAGTTCATTAGGACTTTTTATACGACTAAGAATATCAGACATATATCTTCTCCTTTTTTTTATAAAGGTATTTTAATTTAATTAATTTACAATTACAATATGTGGAAAGAATAATATGAACGGAATGTAGCATGAACGAAGTACACAAAGATCAATGGAAAGTTAACTATCTCTGGAGGTTAAAAACTTTAACCGATAGAGAGCTTAATACATATCTTTCCGAAAAGCTAGAACCTGAATATAAGGAGAGAGAGGTGCGAAGATATACCTTAAAAGAATATATTGAATTTGTAGGAACTGAGCCAGCAGCAGAATTATTTGACTGTTCGCCAGCAACTACTAAGTCCTGGAGATATGGTGCAAGACAGCCATCTATCAAACAGGCAAAAAAAATAATTAAAGCTAGTGGGGGTAAGCTTGATTTCGAGTCTATATACGGTCCATTAGAAGAAACGAGTGAAGATTAAGAGTGTTCAACCTAAATATTACAGCGCAAGATACTGCGTTGGATTTAGCGCTTGCGTATGCTGAATATGGTGTAAGTGTAGTACCACTACACCGCCATAATAAAGTTCCGCCAAAAGAACTTGGCGGTTGGCAACAGTTTCAAGAGCGACAGCCAACGACGGAAGAAATAACTAAATGGTTTAAAGGTAGAGATGATTTAGTTGTAGCTTTAGTATGCGGAAAGTTTATTGTCGTCGACGCAGATACTCCTGAAGCTGTTAATTGGGCTGACGCTAGTCTACCTACTACCCCATTCAAAGTCGCTACAGGTAAAGGCGTACACTATTACTACAACAATCCTGAAAACTTTACTACATATGTTGCAAGAAGAACCGCAACAACCGAACCTGAAAAATTAATAGATATAAGAGGTGTAGGTGGCCTTATTGTTGCACCACATAATATACATGCTACTGGTGCTATATATGAACCAATAACTATTCCTGAATGGGAACTAGATGAAGTAGAAGATCTGCCTGATTTTACTAGAGAACTTTGGGTAAAGATTACAGGCGCAGATAAAGTAAATGGCAAACCAATACAAACACCTTTGTCTTTAGATGGTGTAGTAGAAGGATCAAGAAATGATCAAGCGGCTAGACTTGCTGGCTATTTAATAGCAAAAGATTTAAACATAGACTTTGTACATTTCTTTGTTAACTCTTGGAATCAACAAAATAAACCACCTCTCCCTGATTCAGAAATACAAACTACTGTTAATAGTATTCAGAAAACTCACGAACGAAAAAACCAACAAGCACCAGCCTACATATCTAAGCAAAACAATATTCAAGAACCAATCGACTTATACAGTCCTCCTGGAATCATCAAGGATGTTTACGATTACTCAGAAAAGATAGCGCAGATATCTCAACCAGCTTTAAGTATGCAAGCAGCTTTGGCTCTTTGCTCTGTATCTCTTGGAAGAATGTATAAGACCAATATGAATAATTTTTCATCTTTGTTCTTTATGTGTATCGCAAAGTCAGGTCAGGGAAAAGAAAATGTAAAGACAGTTATAGAAGCTATCTTAGATCAAGCTGGCCATTCTGACTTAATGGCTGGTGATGGCTACACTTCTAGTGGTGCTATCTATTCTATTCTGAGACATAAACCAACACATATAACAGTTATGGATGAATTTGGTAAAAGGTTAGAAAGTATATCTAACTCAAGTAATTCTAATAAAGAAGATGCTATCCAAGTTCTTATGGAAACATGGGGAAGATGTCATGGTACTTTGCGACCTGACAATTATTCTATGATGACGTTAACGCAGAAACAACAACAAGAAGTGCTAGATAGATCAACTATCAAACCTGCTATAACGTTGGTCGGTATGAGCGTACCAAAGAATTTCTATGGTGCGCTCTCAACCGGTCGTATCGTAGATGGATTCTTAAATAGATTTATTGTTGCTGAATCTACACTTCCAAGAACTGTAGGCAAAATGAAACCGTTTGTTGAGCCACCTAAATCAACAACAGACTGGGTATCGCATGTTCGTCAAGTCAGAGATGAAATGGAGCAGATTGCTGTCAATAATGCTGAGATAGATTTCAAACAACGTATCGTATCTTTCTCAGATGAAAGTAACCATTTACTAGAAAAGCTTGCTTACGATTTAGTAGACCAACAAAACCGTTTAGAGAAAGATGGCTTAGAAGTATTGCTATCAAGAACAAGAGAGAAAGCTATGCGACTTGCTATGATTGCAGCGTTAGCAGATAACCGTAATGCCAAAGTTATACCAGTAGAAATGACTAAGTGGGCTATTGATTATGTTAATTATTACGATCAGCTATTAGTAGAAAGCTGTAGAGATAAAGTTGCTGGTTCTGAAATGGAAGGCAAGATTAAACAAATACTTAACTTTATTAGATCTCAAGGTGACTGGGGTATAAGTAAGCGTGATATTGATAGACGTGAAATATTCAGATCAATGAAGTCGTATGAAGTTAAAGAAATTATAGAAAGGCTTAAAAACGCTGGTGAGATCCAGGAGAAAGACTTGCGAGCCAAAGGAACAGGTCGACCAACAAAAAGAATTGTTGCGATTGATCCTGAATTTTTTGATGAAGATTGATAAGAGAGTTTTTAAAGAAAGTCTAGCAGATGTAGGAATAGGAATAATTATTGCTTTGCCTATTTCTTATATTGTTCTAAATATTTGTAAGTATTATGAGTGTAGTGTTTTTACTACCTCAATTATCCAAACAACCGTTTTTACAATCGTTGCTTTTTTAAGAAAGTATTTTGTAAGGGCCACATTTAAAAAAGGAGATATGTATGAATCCAAAACCTAAGATGGAAACGATTAACGATCAAAAGCGCGAAGAGCGCGTCGCTGGTTTTATAGAGGGGCTTTGGAATGTTCGTTGTAATAAATTACCAGTTAGTTATGGATTAGATTACTGGTGCGAATCTAAAGAAGTTTCTTTTTGGATGGAGGTAAAATGCAGAACTTTTAGTATAGAAAAGTATGACACTTTACTATTATCAGCATCTAAATTAAGAATGGGTGCGGCCTTATCTATGGCAACCAATCATCCGTTTGTAATCGTATATGCTATGACAGATAGCGTTTACAGCCATACTTGGCAAAGAGATAAAGTGTATGACGTTCGCTTTGGAACGATTAAAGAACCAATATATGAAGAGGACTCTGAGCCTTATATTCATTTTTCTAGAGATGAACTTGAATGTTTATCGCCACATCCTTTAGGTTTTGACAGAGAGGAGATGGGATTAGTTAAGAAGAAGAGTTAAAATATGCTCTATGGAAAACTTATGGGATTACAAAGGATTGTTTTGGGACGAAGTAACCAAAGATTTTTACACTTGGTCAGAGCTAAAGAAGCTTTGGAAAGAAAGAGGAGATGAGTCGTCAGAAAGCAGAGACGATTAAACTTTGCGTTTATAGCAAAGATATAATGACTAAAACTTTTGACGAACTTACTCAAGAAATATCAGAATCAATAAAAAATAAAAAATACTACTTTGAACTTAGTAGTAGGTACGTAGGAGAAGATACATGCCAATCAACAGCAGAAACAAAGGTGCTGCCTTTGAGCGAGAAATAGCCAAAACTTTAAATCAATTTTTTGAAGAGCAAGGGATAGACTTTGCTTGTAAAAGAAATCTAGATCAATATCAATCTAAAAATCTTTGCGATATAAATATTCCTTTTCACGCTGTTGAATGTAAGTTTTATAAGGAGGGCGATTGGTATCAGTCAGGCTGGTGGAATCAAGTATGTGAATCTGCTGGCAACAGAATCCCTGTTTTAATTTTTAAATACAACAGAA